CGTTGGTATAGGTAATATTGTAGTAGGTAATATATCTGCTTCATACTTATCAGGTAACGGTAGTAAGTTAAGTTCAATTACTGCTAGTAATATTGTAGGTACAGTTTCTGTTGCAGCAACTGCTTCCAGCGCCACTGTATCAAATTATGCAAATGTTGCAAATTTAGTAACATGGGCCAACGTATCAGGTAAGCCAACAAACGCTGCTGGATACGGTATTACGGATATATACGGACCTGCATTTAGTGCAACACTTACTGCTAGTACACCTCTACAGTCAACCGGTGGTGCTATATCAATTAAATCAGTATTGTTTAATACCATTAATAATGATGTCACTGGTGCATATAATGCAGGTACTGGATTATTTACTGCTCCAAAAGCAGGTTATTATCAAATAAATGCAAGTATTGGCTCAACCCCATCTAATTGGAATACTGTTAATAACTACTCTAATGAGGGCGCATTAGTTTTATTAAAAAATTCTGTGCAAATGCAAGTTAGTAAATTTTTAACACTCATTGCAGGAACAATTAATGGATTACCGATTCAAGTAGTAGATATGTCAAATATTACAACTATTTTGTACTTGAATACATATGATACTGTTTATTGTCAATTTTTCTATGCTACAAATGCTCCCAATAACTTTTGGAATTTATTAACCTCACCGGCAGGTTCTTTCTCTGCATGTTGGTTGCGTCCATAATCTTAAACTAATCATAAATACATAGTTCGCTCTTAATCGAGAGTTTACGCAGTAAGCCACTGCGTAGGCCTAGAACGCCCATTAACTTAAAGGAAAAATAAAATGGCAAAAATCAATCAAAAATATTTCGGTAACCGTAATATCGGTACCGGCGGTCAACAATTAACTGTTAACCAATCAAATAACAATGTAACATCATACGATGATAAAATCGGTGGTGAAGGCATTGCTAGTATTAACTGGTCGGACAATGGTAGTTGGTTAGCAACCGCAGGTGGTGCAGCCGTTCCATTATTAGGTTTACAATTACCAGCACCAACATTACCAGGTGGCGTACAAGCAACTTGGACAAATTACTTTGGTATTCAAAATGTAACGACTGGCGCAGGAAAAACCGGACTAGTAGTTGGAGATACATATACATACGCTGGCATCCCGGGTTCAGTAATTACAGTTGCTACAACAGGAGCCTCAAACGCAACATTTACAGTAACTACTCGTGGTTCAACAACATCATTAATTACAGACTTACAAGGTGTTAATATTACTAAAGTTACAGGCACTGGTTCAGCTGCAACTTTCCAAGTTGATATCTTTTCACAAATTGTTAACACAGTTATTAATGAAAAAGGTTCTGGTTACGGTGGCGGTGAAACAATCACAGTTACAACAGTTAACGGTGCCTCAGGTGGCGCACCAGTAGGTACTATTGTATTAACAGTTGATACAGGTGCACCTGGTTCAAGTACTAACCAAGAAAATGCAATTTTCTGTTATGCTAAAATTTCTGATGCCATCACAAATGCACAACCGGCTGATATTATTAAGCAACGTGGTACTAAGCGTTTCAAAGTTAAAACTAATTCAGGCACTGCAATTTGTGAATTAAAGTCTAGTGCATTATCTGCATCTGCATCAACCGATACAGGTAAAATGACTATTGGTGCTACCGATAGTGCTGGTGGCACATATTTTGTAACAAAGATAGGTGCACGTAGATGTACACTAACACGTGGTACTGGAACACAATTTGCAACAGACTCAAGTATCCCATGGACATTTGGTTCAGCAGTATTAAATCAATCTGTAAAAATCGATAACGCTTAATTGATTTAAGCACAACAAAAAAGGGTCTTAGGACCCTTTTTTAACCAACTCTTTTAGTTTATCTTGAACCACATCAAAGTTTATTGTATTAAATAATCCAGGGTGCATTGGTTTAGGATATTGTTGACTATCTATCCAACTATAACCACTATGTTCGTCATTCAATACTGGTATGAATTCGTTTTCTACTTTACAAAAGAATGTATGATAAACAAATTTATTATTGATGAATTTTTGTATAGGTATAAGTTTAGCATGTTCAGGGAAGTAACCTATTTCTTCCATACACTCACGTTGTACACCACCTAATAGTGTTTCACCCTCTTCTATCTTTCCACCTGGTATTCCCCAATTACCTATATTCTTAGGGTCATTGCGTAGTAAGTATAAAAATCTTTTAGTGTTCTGTGCATAGAAGAACACACCACCTGAAATATTCATCATACTATGATTTATCATAGTTGAATATTACCATTAAATTACTATGTTGTAATCACCTTGTTCATACCAGCCCTCAAATGATTTCATCCAAGTATTGTTTGCAAATCTATATTGAACACCTGATGTTAGATTAGTAACATATTCAACTATTGTAGTTGCTTTACTATCAAAACTAACTTCCCATAAACCTGTAGTATCATTATATTCAATGATGTCATTTGCATTTGCAACAACTCCGCCCCATATACTATTATCAATAGTTGCATTGCTATTGCTACCGATAGGTTCTACAATCAAATAACGTTGTCCGGCTGTTACGTCAGGTAATCCATAACCAGGTGCTTTGAGTTGTGGATTGATAATACTGTCTACTGACTTTAATGTGTTCAATGGTAGTGTGTCTTTATCAATGTTGAATATCAATAGTCTATCATCTTCTGCATTATACTCAATTGTACCTACAATATCAGTATCCATATATGGATTCTGTAACCATATCTGACTAATACCAGGGCGTACAGTACCGTATACGTTTAACACACTTGTCCAATATAATGTTGTATTAGGATTAGGTGGTAAATCAATTGCACTATTATCTGGGTAGAATGTTTGATTAGCAGGTAGTATCTGTAACGTATTACCTATCAACAACAATTTATATCCATATGGTGTAATTTTTTCACGTGTACCTAATAATAAATGGTCATCTTGCATATCTGTAAGTGCGTTGCCTTGAAAAATGCTTGCGATAATTTTGTGAATAACGCCCAATTTTTTAATTTTAGCGGGAGTACTCAACCATATAGGCATATAGAACTTCCAATTCATAATATCAATTGAATTGCCACTACCTTGTGGTATACTTCTACTACTAAATGTTAAGCCATCTTGGTATACAACCGATAAACTTGTCCAGTCAATAAAGTTATCAGTACTTTGTATTTCCATTGCAGGATTGAATAACACCCCTAGTTGTTCTATCAATTCTAATTTTTGATTATAATTACTAGTCCAAAAATCAACACTTATCTTAAGTGTATATGGTACTGGCATAACACGTTCTACTGTAAATGCTTGACCTTGGGTTTGTTCGTAACTTTGTGTAGTTTGATTAAAACTACGCTGACGTACACTAACTTTATCAATGAAGTATGGATCTTGTGTACGCTTTTGGTCATATTCTAATCCAGTAATATAATAAGTAATCAACGGGGCACTAGGTAAACTACTAGGACTATTGTTTGCCTGTACTACGGCTGCCTGGCGACTTGGATCACCATACTGTATAGGTACACGAACTATAATATCATTGCCTGCAGGATCTTTACCTTTAGTAACATTCCAATCACTAAAAATTCTTGCAAATTGAATTAAGAATCTGCGTACCTGTGCGTCATAAAAATATTGTGCCATTGTTTACCTTAATCTGGTGTTAGTTTGAATAATGATGATAGTGACTGACTCTCTGGTATTGTTGTGCCATTAGTCAATGTTGTTTTATTAGTGTTATTAATGAATGAACCCATTTGTGTTTGATTACTATTCAATCCTGCAGTAGCACGTACATTCTTGCTTATCTGTACCCATAATGTACCATCATAACGATACATTGCTTGCGGTAGATAATCTGTTCTTAAGAAATAATCACCTAACTTAGGATTATTAGGAAAAGCAACACCTGATTCAAAAGGTAAACCATTTGGTGCAGTACCATCACCAGTCATGTAACCACCACTATAGCCGAATCCTAATGGGGTATAATTAACTATATAATTAAATCTTGGGTCAGCATCAGCACGATAATCCATTTGAGGAGATATTGTACCTGTAAAACTAGTACCTGCTATAGTAATTGTAGTGTTAACAGGCATTGCAAACAATGTTGGTTTGTTGATAGTAAATGTTTTATTAACTAAGTCTCTACTTACAATTACAGTTCCTGTATCAAAGACCTCGGTAGTTTGTCCGTTTAGTGTAGTGATAGTTGCAGTTAAATCAATACCTTCATGTGCATCTTTTGGTGATTCTATTACTGTTATAACAGTACTACCGGCCGGCGCAACTTGAGATGTTAGTAAACTACTAGGATAATCACTAGCAACTGAATATGTATTATCACTAGTACCGTAAGGTTTAGTTATCACACTACTTGCACTTGCGGCAAGAACAAAATCACCAGACACTTGACCACCACCTGTATCTAAACGATCAGGTTCAAGTTGTTCAACTTCTAATGTCATGTTCATAAACGCTTTTAATAAATCGCTACTACCGATAGGTTTATCTAAGAAATCTTTCAATGCACCTGCTCCAATTACAATACCTGGACTAGGACTATATCCTTTTCCTTGTATCATTGTAACTGATGCCTTTAAAGGAGCGCCGGGGTTAATTATAACACCTTTTGGTAATTGAGGCTGTCCTGAATTTGGATCAGTGGGTACTAGATATAATTGATGTCTATCGTATCCTAATGCAGGAACAATTCTACTTGCTTCTGCTATTAATGCATCATTGACTTGGATGTTTTGATTATAACGCCCTAATATATCTTTTAGATTATCAGCACTATCCAATGACCAATAAGGGCTATTAACTACATATGTGCCTGTGGCTGGATCTAGTACAGTACAGGGTGTGCCTACCGGTACATCTTGATTAGCAATATAATTTTTGTTACCATAACTAACTACATATCCAGGAACATATGTTGCAGTTTTATTCCAATCACCTAAGTAGTTATCTGTGTTCGTTGGTTGTTTAAGAATGTTACTAAACTCCTGTGTATCTACTAACGGCTCGCACTTAATACGCCATAAATGTGCATACCATGTTGGGCTAAATCCTTCACTAGCAAAGTTACCATCTGTAATTTGATAATATCTACGTAAACTTGTAGGTATTAATTCATTCAATGGATGATAGTCAGTTAAATGTGGTAGTTCAATTACATCACCGACCATTAATTTACGACCTAATATTTCAATCATTTTGTTATAATGAACTGATATGAATATCACATCATTGTTTAAAAATAATCCAAACTGACTTAAATCAAAATCTAAATTTTGTACGTTATAATGACCGCGCAATCTATAAATGTCTTTGTCATATACACGGTCACGATTCTCTAAAAACAATAAGTCTTGTATTTTTTTAGGATCAGGACTAGACTGTTGGGGTGTGCTTAAACTACCGGTTGGACCATTATCTTGTATACCTATATATTTGTGAATGTATAGGTCGGTAGCACCAACATCTAGCATTTCTGCTATAGTTCTATCAAAAAATCTATAGTCGTTTGACTTTTCTGAACGATAAAGGGAGAGTCTAGGCATGTATGTATCCGTTATATAGAGTATTTATCAGCCCATTAGTAAGTAAGTATTACTTTCTAGGACTTGACAATAAATAGGTTATAGCGTATAATACACATATTGTAACAGGAGTATATATGGCAACTCGCAAAATCAAACCAACTAGTGACCATTTTATCAAAGCATTAAATCCACGTGATGCTGATACTAAGTATCTAGGTGAAGAACCCTTTTTCCCATTACAACCCGAGGGCAGTGAACGTAATATAGCACTTGCCCGAGGCTTCACTTGGTATAACAGATTCTATAGTAAGAAAGATGCAAAAGATTTGCTTGCCCAATATCTAGACCACAATAATCGTGAGGTAGATGCTAAGATTATTCGTAAGGTCGATGAAAAAGAATTCTTAATGACATTATGTTGGTTGGCACGTATGACATTACGTGGTCTAGAACTAACCGAGCATGAAGAACTTACATTACAAAATGAAATTAGCCGATTACTTAAAGTTGTAAATAAGCCCGAAGTCATTGAGAAAGAAATAGCGCCTAGTAATCGTCCTAATATTCAGGAGATTATGCGTGAAAAGGCTAAAGATGCGGCAGGTGAACTTGAAGGATTGTTTGACGAGTTTTATACTACAGGTAAGGCTTCAACTAAGATTGTTGATATAGTTGCAAAATGCAATGTGATGCCACAACATATTCCATTGATTGTTGAAATCTGGAAAAAGAAACAACAAGAGTTTGAGGAAGTAAGTGAAACTGAAGATAAAGAACTTAAGGAAGCATATG